ACATGAAGTTGTTGCTTTTATGGTGGTGAATATGCATAAATATGACCACTCAAAGGGTTCAAAAGCGTTTAGTTATTTTTCTGTTGTAGCTAAAAATTACTTAATTCTACACAATAACAACAATTATAAAAAACTAAAAACCCACGATGGTATGGATGTATTAGATAGACATAGAAGTAAAGATATGGATAATCAATCTGATATGATAACATTAACAAATGAAATTATTGTATATTTTGATAATAATATGAATACCATATTTAAAAAAGAAAGAGATTTGAGAATAGGATACGCTATTATTGATTTAATGAAGCAACGAGATGATATTGAAAATTTCAATAAAAAAGCTATTTATATATTGATTAGAGAAATGACGGATGTTGAAACAGCCCACATTACAGCAGTAGTTAATGTATTAAAGAAACATTATAAAAAAATATTAAATACTTATCACAAACAAGGCTCAATAATACATAACCATTCGGGCTCATTCTTTTAAAAAATATTAAACCCACTTAAATGTGGGTTTTTTATTTCAAACAATTTCTTACAATTTTTATATTTATATATGAATAAGTCTATCTTTAGGAGATGATATGTCAGACAATAATGAAATATTTGAGGGAAAAACTTTCCAAGATTTAACAAAAGATATTTACGAAAACACTACAAAGCGTAAAGTTCAAATAGATTTGTTAATATCAGAAATACACGGCTTCATTACAACCATTGATGATGTGGTTATGGTAGCACCTATTATAAAAGAATATATGGATACAGCTGTTCGTAATGATGAACATCTGGTTAAATTGGCTGGTGTATTACAAAGAATCATATCTAAATCACAAGGTGAATCTGATGAATCTATGTTGTTAAGTGATGAAGAAAAAGCAGACTTAATGGGAACACTTCAAGATACTGTGGCTGATTTGGAAAAGGAAAGTCAAAGACTTGAAACAATAAAAGATAAAACAATATCAAAGGGATTTTCGGAGAGTTAAATGGGTTCAACATATACAACAATGCCTGGAAAAACAATCAAAGGATTTGCTGGTAAAGAATACCCAATACCTATGTATTTACAATTTGTACCTGGAGTTGTAGTTGATGTGGTACACTCTACAGAAAGTTTTAGATATAATGGAGAAAATTCTATAAACACCATTATAGCTAAACCACATATTACAGATAAATTGTCTAAAAGAAAAGCGACACTTGGTGAAAAGGAAAGATATTATCCATTATTTAGAATACATTCAGATGTTCCAACAAAAGGAGACCCAGTTTTACTTTGTACTGTTGGTAAAATAAATTATTATTTGGGACCTTTAAATACAAGTGAAAATAATCCAACTTGGAACGATGACCCATCTTTTGTTTCCGAAATACAATTTGATTCATTATCAAATGCTCAGTCCCTTAGAGCTAAAAAAGGACAAACAGAAAATTTTAATAAAGAAGTTTTATATACGAGATTAACAAAAAAAAGAAAAAAAGAATTGGATTATGGTAATGCTCTATCAGAAACAACTGGTGATACTATATTTGAAGGTAGACATGGTAATAGTATTAGAATAGGAAGTCGTAGTAATAATCCATATGTATTTATATCCAATGGTAGGGCTCCCATAAATAGTGTAGAATCGATAAACGATGGTGGTTTAATATCTATAACTTCAAATGGGTCAATTCAACAACATTTAGCGGGTGGAGTTGATATTGATGAAAATGGTACAACGAGTAATGTAATTTTTAAATTAGCATCAGATACTGTTGAGGGGAATAATTATCCAATTGGTGATATTTATACAAGTGTTAATGGATTTGATGATGATTCATTTATATACAATGATTCTGTTAAAAATCAAATGTTATTACATTCGGGTAGAATATTTTTAAATTCAAAACTTGATGATGTTTATATTTCATCAAAAAATGATACACACATTGGTAGTGGTAGATATACAACAATATCTTCAGGTGAGTCTATAATTGTTAACACACCTGATTTTAATATAGGAGACCCATTTAATTTTGATAATGATATGCAACCAATGGTGTTGGGTGATGCATTGAAAGAGGTATTAACTGAAATTATAAATTTAATACCAACAATAACAATTCCTACAATGTTAGGACCTCAAGTCCCAACACCAGATATACAAGCTAAAATAACACAAATTACAACACTTATTGATAATATTACAAGTACAAAACATAAAATAGAACAAGGATAGTTATGAAAAAGAAAAAAACAAATATAAAA